TATTGATAATATTTCGCAAGCTAACGATATTCTTTCATAGGCACGCCTACAAAACTCTTCAAAACCTTCCTGAAGCAGATAACTATTTAAATCCATCAGCTTTTTGTAAGATTTCATCTAACCTTTCACATATTTCAGATAGTGGACATAGATATGTACATTCCCAGTTTGGTGCATCAACTGATGTAACCAAGAACAGGGGTACTACACACATAATATCTCTTCTATCATATTTATAAATTAATATTGGTATTAAGCTATCACCAGCACTCTCAACTGCTTGCTTCCACCACTCATTCTTATACATGGTTTTCTTTGCACTTGATTTATATCTTTTACATTCAATAGCAAACTTATCCCAGTAAACATCAGCCATGCCTTTTGTTTGATACTGGTCAAGGTTTCTTTTAACCCTAGTATCTATATCTTTAGATTCAAGAATTGTATTAATCTTATTGACTATGACCCTCTCAAAAGCTGCACCTTTATTTCTACTGTTTACCATTAATCTAACTCATTTAAAATATATATTGCTGCCACTATGCTAATCAAACCACCTATAGCAACCAAACCAAATATCCCTGCAATAAAATATAGAATCCATTCAAGCATCGTAATCAGTCCTAACTACCTTGCCACTCATATAGGTTATTTCTCTATAATGCTTACCAGCACCTTTTTGGAAATAGTAATACTTGATTTGCTTATCTAGCTTTTCAGCTTCTAGCTCTTTTCTACGCTTCTCTACTGCTGCTTTATTTTGACCCATGATTGCTCTCTTTATAAGAAACCATACCTAGCTTCAGCAATAGCTGAGTAGCAGATTCAATGTTCATATTATTTGTGATTGCAAACACCTTGATATCCTTATGTAATTCTTCAGGAATCCAAAGTGCCTTTTTTGTTTTTTCGTCCATAATGACTCTCCACTTTTTATATTAATATTTATTTGATAATAAAGCTACAACTTTATTACCTACCCTTCCAAAAACCCTTATACTAGGTTCAAGGGCGTAAGATAAACTCTCCATAAATCTAAATACTCTCATATATCTATTCGCCCTTACTTTAAATCTAATCTGTATCCATCTGCTTCTATAACACCTAATGATGCATCACCTCTAGTATGTTTTTTTATCCAAGTAATATTGCCATTTGCATAGTGCCTAAAATGACCTCTAACTTTATGTAGTCTTTTACCATTTTTATCTTTTTTGTCATAACCCATATCTTTCAAGACATTAGGTTTTATGCTAATAATTTTATGTTCCCATGCTGGTAAATTTATTATTTTTTGATTTGTATTTATATTACTTATAAAGGGTTTTCTTCCCTTTACTTCTTTAGTTTCAAAGATAGGTAAGATATCTTTTAGGTAAGTTCCAGCGAAATAATAATGTAATAACTTTCTTGCTTCATTACCAACGAGGTCAGTCAACTCTTTTGATACTGAAGAATTAGATTCGCTTGATGCAAAAGATTTTAAATAACACAAACTATTTATATTATTTTGCTGTTCATAAAAGATATTATCTGTAAAAGCATAGTCATTAATATCAAAAACAATATCATTGTCTCTACAATGAAATAATTTAAATTGATAAGAAAAATTTGGATTTGCTTGATAATTTTCATTTGTTATGTCTTCTAATAAGAGACACATCTTACTGTTATCTGTTCGATTAATTTGTATTAAAAGTGGTTTATCATCATATGGCTTTTTAAATTTATATTTTGAAAATTCTTTTATTTCATAAAAATTAATTTTATTATCATCAACAAATCTTATGTAATCTTGGTCTATATAAAATTTTGTTGCAATTTGTATTGATTGAGAACACCTCAACGATTCTTTTAATAATTTATTGTGATATATGTTATTTTCATAATCTGTATAATGTCTATTATTATTTTTAAGAAATCTAAAATTACCCATAGTTCCATTTTTTAACATATTTGGTAAATCAATTATTTGATATATCATTCTTTTATCCATCTCTCTCTCCTATAAAACCAAATCCACAACATTAGGACTATTGTAAATACTTAAAGGTTTACCCTTCTGATATTCTTTATAATCATTCAGATATCTCTCCATCATCGTCCAACCATAATCCATTTGTTCTTTTGTGATTCTAAAGACCTTAGATGCATAAGGATGTACTTTCTCTTGGGCTATAAATAAGAAATCAGTAACTTCATATCCTGCCATCTCAACTCCTCTTCTATAATAAGCAGCTTGCATATCATAGCCATACTTCTTAACTGAATAATTGAAAGCATGAGGTTCGCAAGACTGGGTAGTTTTATAATCAATAATAACTATCTTGTTATCTGAATTAGGTTCATCTAGTGGTGGACACATAGCATCAGGTCTACATTTACATAGCACGTCATCTTCATACCAGTAAATACTTGCTTCTGCTATCTTGCCAGTTGCATTTAGATAAGCATTACCCTCATATATCATATTCTCTTTCATGCCATTGATAATCTCAGCTTCATCTTCTTTTAATACTATGAATCCTTGCTCTTCGTATTCAGCCTTCTCTTCTTTGTATGCTTTAGTATAAGGAGAACCTGTAAGCACTCTGACTTCTTTATCAAATGCTTCTTGTCCTTCTACTAATAAAGAATGTGCTGCTGTTCCAAACTTAAGTGCTGGAGTAGATTCAGAAGTATAGTTGACTGCATGAAGTTGGGATTGACCAAATCTTCTAACATAACTACTGCTGATACCTACGCTTGCATGATAGTCCTCATTGGGTAGGTCTTTATAAATAAGAGCCTGACCCTTTTGCTTAGATTCAAAGTTTTTAAGTGATTCTATTTTCATCTTACTAATCCTAAAATGTATCTAACTTCATCCAGTGAATCTCTAACTTTGTATTCATCACCATTGACTTCAACTATGACCTCACTGGTAAATTCATCTTTGTAGAAACCACTGATTGCTCTAGCAGGAATATTTAATTCACCACCACCCATTAAATTAAATGTCACATTCATTTTCTATTGTTCCTGTCGTTCATTAAAAGTGCAGCACCATAAGATAGGTAAGCTACAGCAGCTACTAATATTAATAATTGATAGTCCATTATTTACTCTCCCTTTTATTTAATTTATGAATCTTATAAATGCTTTTCTGATACTCAAAATCAGATTGCATATCTTCCCAAATCTCATCTTTGATTTCTTGTTTAATATCAGTATCAACTTTAGTAACTAATTCAAACTCTGACTTCTTAGGAATCCACCATTGATGATTCAATGATTTGTATTCAGGAGATGGTTGACCTGAATCTTTCCATCTCCATTGAATAGCACCATGTTTGGTATTGCACATTAGGTTCATTATTTACTCTCCTTAGTTAATTTAACCTTATGCCCTTCTTTAATTAATCTTGCTCTCTTGCTAGCCATATAGAATAAGTCGCTAGTCTTGATAGCAACCACCCAGCCTAAGCTAGGTAGTTGAACTTGTAGTGTGTATCTAGTCATTATGCTGCCACCTCATCATATGATGTTAAAAGAAAATAAATTTTCTTAATTGTTTGCATATTGTTTTTTAATGCTTCTTCGCTTGTTAATAAATCTCTTTGTGCATATAGACCATCTAAGATTTCGTTTAAGTCTTTGATTGTAAGTTTTGGGTTTATCATGTTATTTAACTCCTTAATTTTATTTAACATACATACATTATACATAAATATATATAAATGTGTATAAAAATATTAATTTATTTTTAAGTGCTAAATTATAGGATTTAGAACAGGAACTGAACTTAGATTGTCCAGTGTTTCTTTAAGAGAATCTAATTCCATAGATTCGGTGATAGCTTTCTTATCAAAAGTAAAATAGTTTTGTGATGATGTATTTGCTTTAAACATGATTCTCTTTTGGTCATCATAAAAGAAAACAAAAGCTAAGATGTCACAATGATAATTCTTATAGGTTTCTGATTGTGACCTTGAGTTCTCAGCAGCAAAGACAAATTTATTTTGTTTAGTAGCTCTTCTGCTTTTTACTTGTATAGTATACATACAACGATTTAGTTCCATACATAAATCAGCAGGATGTTTTTCTTGGGTGGGGAAACAAAAGTCAGCGTATTCAAGCAAGAAGGTTTGTACTAGGGATTCGCCTAAAGCACCAAGTCTTGAATTATTTTGATGTTGGTCTGATGTCTTTCTTGGCATTTTGACATAAGGCTAGTTTTCTTGAATTCCTAGCTGCCCTATTTGGTGTTTGAACTGCATACTTACTTCTTAAAACTTCCTCTGATGCTTCTAACCAGCATCCCATCTCCATCAACGCTCTTGTTTGTCTAAAATTCATAAATCCTGCTATACCCATTTGAAATGCCATATCAACACATACTTCTTGAGCAGGGATAGGAAAACTTCTCCATACTTCCCACATCTTATCTAAGTTATCTACGACTCTTTGAATGTCATTTTCTAAAAGATACATAGCTTCATCTTCTGATATGCCATTCTTATCTAAGCAACGACCTACGCCAATTGTGTCATATCCCAAACTATCTTTATAAACTTGAAGAACTAACCCTTCATTCTTGATAAGCATTTCTTTTATGTTGTCGTACATTATTTTGTTAATCCTTTAGTTTTCTCATAACTTCTCATCCCACCTAGTCCTAGCATACCCATTAATACAGGTAGCATAGTAGATGTATCAGCTTGAGGTACGACTATTCCAAAGGGTGCTAGTAATGGACTGATTAGGAAATTAACTGCAAAGCCTGCAACACATACCCAAGCTGTTGCTGGTCTCCATGATGATTGAAACCAGTTACCTTTAGCTTCTTCTTTGTTTACTTCTATTTGTGCTTTAGCAATTTCGTGTATATGCTTTTCAGACATAGTTGCAAGTTCGTGTGCAATCTTTTGTTTGATATCAGCATCAGGAATGAATTTATCTAGGATATCGCTGACTGGTTCGATAAGTTTGTCTATCATATATTAAATTAAATAATCTTTGAGAAGAATCAATAGCATTGATATAACTATTGTTGTAAGACCGCCTTTAATCCAGTTATTTAAACCATTGATATCATCATCTAATTTTTCAAAGTGTTTAAATGCTGTAGTCCACCTCTCTGCACATTGTGTCTCATGTATTTGCAACGATGCATGAACTTCTTGGGCGGTCTTTCTTGGCATTATTCTTCCTCTACTACCTCAACCTCTTCATTTGTAGCATTGATAGCTCTATCAAATGATTGGATACATAGATTCTTATATTCATCAGTAATGACATAATCATCATAG